TTAAACCTTTTGGACCGGATTTTTTAGATACTCTCGTTAAGGTGGAAGTACTCGACGACGAACCTTTAGATTAGGGCGAGACTCTCTAACCTATCAGGTAGCCCAGCTATCTATACGGTTAGGGATCTCGCCTCAATCGGTGCTCGATCTCGATGTAGATATGTACAGGATGTTAATACAAGTGTTAAACGATCAAGCTAAGGAGGCCGAGCAATATGCCAATAGAAGTAAAAGGCGTTAAGCAAACTATTAAGGCCATCCGTAAAGTAGATCCGGAATTACTTAAAGAGATGAACGCCGAAATTAAGGGCGTAATGATGCCGTTACGCGATAAGGCTCGAGGATATGCTCCATCACCTCAGCCGGATAACCTTTATGCGTGGAACGAAAACACGGTAGGTAAAACTATTACAGCTCGTAACTCGGCTTTTAGAAACTTTAACACTGAGGGTCGAGTGAGGCTCTTTCCGCTTTACGATCACGCTACGGTAAAAAAAGGGATCTACTACTCACAGTCCGGCGGTCAAAAGAATCGCAACGGCTGGAGGGCTCTTTACTTTGTAGGTAATAAATCTGCCGCCGGATCTATCTATGAGACAGCCGGCCGCGCCGAGACCACATCCCGTAAAGGCTACCGATCAAATAACCCAGGAGCCGGCGAGCACTTTGTAAGCCGTATGGGTCCTCTTTATGGCAATAAGCGCGAGGAGCGCGGCCGTATGATCTTTAGAGCGTGGCACGAGGATCAGGGTAAAGCTCAAGCGGCAGTCATCCGCGCTATAGAGAAAACAATAGCTGCATTTAATCAAGGCCGATACGGAAAGGCCGCATAATGGCAACCCTACCTAGTTTAGTCGTAAGCGCGGTTACGACCTTTGACGGTAAAGCTCTAACTAAAGGTACTAAACAAATTGGAGCTTTTGAGAAAGGCGCTAAGAAATTAGGCGCTACTTTCGCCGCTGCCTTTAGCGTTCAGAAAATATCTCAATTCGGTAAGGCTGCCGTTAAAGCCTTTGTCGAGGATGAAAAGGCCGCATCGCGTTTAGCTATATCGGTAAAAAATCTTGGCTTAGCCTTTGAGACTCCACGCATCGAGGAGTTTATATCTGAGCTATCTCGCGCCTCAGGCGTAACCGACGATCAGCTCCGTCCATCGATGCAGAAACTATTGACCACGACGGGCTCAGTAGCCAAGTCCACAGAGTTACTGACTCAAGCCTTAGATATAAGCGCCGGTAGCGGTGTCGCTTATGAGACCGTCGTAAACGATTTATCACTAGCCTACGTGGGACAGACTCGAGGACTGCGTAAATACTCGCTAGGCTTGACTCAGGCCGAGCTTAAGACGATGAAATTTGCCGACGTACAGGATAAACTTAACAACCAATTTTCCGGAGCTAATGCAGCTTACTTAGATACTTACGCTGGCAAAATGGGTATTTTATCTAACGCTGCAGGTGAGGCTACCGAAACAATCGGTAAAAGTTTAATGGAAAGTTTGTCATTATTAGCCGGAGACGGTAATACGATCCAACCCTTAGCCGATGGGATGCAGGATCTAGCTACGTATACGGCTGAAGTAATCACCGGTATATCTACCTTGATCGCAAAATTTAAGAGCTTGCCGGGAGTAGATAAATACATTACTGAAATATGGCCGGAGATCCTCAAGCGCAGTATGTTTGGTCAGCTCGGAGAATTTTTTCGCAGGTTTGGAAAAGAGGCCGTACCAGCCGGTATGGGCGGCTATCCGAGCTCAGCTCTCGGCGGTACTTTTGTAGATCCTAACGATGCGGCACGTAAAAAAGCCGAGGCAGCTGCGGCCAAACGTGCTAAAGATTTAGCAGCGGCTAACGCTAAGTCAGCCAAGGCAGAAAAAGCAAAACTAGCTTTAACTAAGGCTGCCGCCGTTTTCGATAGCACCCGGGTCTCCCTCGCTGCAGCTCTTAGAGCTACCTACGACAAAGAGACAAAGCTACGCCTCGAGGCGCTTATGCTCATCGAGGAGGATAAAGGCGAGGCAGCTCTCAAGAAAATCGACGAGCTCGCTAAATTCCAGAAAAACGCCGATATGCAACGCTTAGCCGGTGTCGAGGAGATCAGTAACGCTACGTTACAGTCCCTAAATACTCAGCTACTCACAGAGCTTAAAGTCATTAACGATAGCAAGATGGCCGAAGGTAATAAAGAGATGGCACGTGAGGAGGCGTTTAAGAAATATAACGCCGCCATTACTGCAGCCGGTGGACTTGCAGCTAAAGAATCGTATAACGAGCGCGTACAGATCCAGCTTACAGAGATCGCTCGCCTAGCCTCTATTAGTAAGACTTCAAGCGCAGCTAATACCGCTAATCTATTATTAGAATCCAGCGAGCTATCGATGATTGATCGAGTGGCTAAGGCTCAAGCCGTTGCAGATAAGGCTCGCCTCGATTCTCTTAACGCTTACCTTGCAGCTCTAACAGGGGTAAAGGCCGCCGCTGCTACGCCTCCACAATTTAATAACCCGGGCGATTATCTCAAGCTAGGACCGCTAGGCGGCTTAGGCGCTGGAGTAGTAGCCGGTGTAACTCCTACTACTTTTGCCCCTGCGCCTACGCTAGGCCCGGCTTACAGCGGTTACGGTTTTAATCCTAGTATGACTGCCCCAGCTCAAAACGTAGAGATTACGGTAAATACAGGGGTAGGAGATCCTGAGGCTATCGCTAGAGCCGTCGAGGATATTCTTAATCAATCGACATACAGAGGCACCTCGGTAGCACGAGGATCAGGGGTCTACGCGGTATGAGCACTTGGCTACCCGAGTGGAAGATAATCGTAGGGACCACCGTTTACGATAACGTCCTATCGGTCAATATGGCTACGGGTCGAGATGACATTGATTTACAGTGCAACGCCGGCTACGCTCGTATAGAAATCGTAAACCTAAATAATACGCCTTTTGATATAGACGTAACCGATAGCCTTACCCTCGAGCTTAAGAATAGCGCCGGGGTATATGTGCCCGTTTTTGGCGGCGAGGTATCCGATTTTGGTATATCCGTGCGCTCGCCGGAGGAGATCGGCTTTATAACAATCGGTAATATTTTGGCTGTAGGATCTCTAGCCAAGCTAACTAAAGCTCTTTTTCCCGATGCCTTGGCTAAGGACGAGGACGGCAATCAGATTTACGACATCCTTAACGAGCTACTTATTAACTCGTGGTTTGAGGTAGCACCGGCTTTACAATGGATGGATTACGACCCTACGACTACGTGGGCTAATGCAGAAAACGTAGGGCTAGGCGAGATCGATCAGCCGGGCCTCTATGAGATGATCTCTCGTACAGCTGAGCCGGCGAGCAGTTATAACCTATGTGCTCAGATAGCACAAAGCGCGCAAGGGCAGATATACGAGGATAAGGCCGGGCGAGTATGTTACGCCGATACCGACCACCGTACTCAGTATCTATCCACTAACGGCTATACGACCATATCGGCTAACTACGCTACGCCGTCTACCGTTAAATCAATCCTACAGATAGGCAAAATCCGTAATTCCCTAGTATTCAATTATGGTAATAACTACGCCAGCCAAGCTACCGACCTTGATGCCGACTCCATCGCTAATTATGGCCGCTATCAGCGCAGCGTTACGACTAACCTTCATAACCTAGCCGACGTAAATACGCTTATGACTCGAGAGCTAGGGCTCCGAGCAATTCCTCGAGAGCAGTTACAGAGTATTACGTTTAGGCTCGATAACTCAAATCTACCCGATGCCGAGCGAGATAAGCTCATAGATGCCTTTTTTGGTCAGCCTATGGTAGTTAATGACCTACCGATCAATATGTTTAACGGCTCATTTAATGGCTTTGTCGAGGGATTTTCTATTAAAGCTACGCCGTCATACGTAGACTTTACTCTCACCCTAAGCCCTACAGATTTCTCACTGGTCGCGCCACAGTGGGCAACAGTTACGCCACCATCCCTCATTTGGACCGGTGTAAATGCTACTCTTATATGGCAAAATGCTTTCGGAGGTTTAACCTAATGGCAACTACTACACCTAATTTTGGATGGCCGGTACCTACATCGACCGACCTAGTTAAAGATGGCGCTACCGCTATCGAGGCGCTTGGCGATTCTATTGATGCCTCACTACTTGATCTTAAAGGCGGCACAAGCGGCCAAGTATTAGCTAAAAACTCTAATACAGATATGGATTTTGTTTGGGTAACCGATGCAGCCGGTGACATTACAGGCGTTACTGCAGGTACAGGTATTTCAGGCGGCGGCACTAGCGGCACCGTAACCATTACTAACTCAATGGCTACTGCAATAGATGCTAAAGGTGATTTAATCGCCGGTACCGGTGCAGATACTTTTGCTCGTTTAGCAGTCGGAGCCAATGGTACAGTGTTAATGGCAGACTCAGCCGAGGCAACAGGATTAAAGTGGGCAACCGCTGGCGGCGGCGGTAAAGTTTTGCAGGTAGTTCAGGCTACTTATTCAACCGCGACCACAATAGCCAGCACTTCATTCACAGATACAGGCTTATCAGGAACAATTACACCAACACTATCAACAAGCAAAGTTCTTGTGTTATTTACTCAACAGGTCAGAATTTCGAGATCAAGCGTAGATCAGGCGAGCGGTTATCAATTGGTAAGAGGCGCGACGTCAATCCTTAATTTAGGAAATGGCGGTTATGAAACTATGGGTCTGGACGTAGGCGGCAATGGTGCCAATAGCCTACAACTGAGAGGAATTATTTCAGGCGCTTACCTTGACAGTCCAGCGACTACATCTGCCACAACTTACAAAACACAATTTAAACTTTATACAACCGCCAATTCTGGCACATCAACAATTAATGAAAACTCAGCTCCAGCAACACTAATTCTTATGGAAATAGGTGCATAATGAAAGATTATTTAGCACAAGCTATTAAGTCATTACGACCATCAGCAGAATTTTCATATCTTGAAAATGATTATTCAACTATTAAATGGGACATTTTAGACGGCAATCCTCCTACACAAGCTGAAATAGATGCAGAAATAGCAAAAATTAAAGCAGATGAAGAATTTTTAGCAGCTCAACGAGCAGTAGAAAAAGCCGATCTATTAGCACGCCTTGGCATTACTGCCGATGAAGCGGCATTACTGCTCTCATAATGCTAAAGAGCTATAACGGCTATCCGGCCTCTAAAGATCCGGATGAGATCAAAATAAAGTCCTACCCGGTAAGGGGTACGGATCGTAAGCTAAGGTGCGCTGAGAGTGTGGGACCACTCTTAGCCGCCTTTGCTGCAGACTTTCACGAGCTGATTGAGCCGATTGATGAGGGCACCTTTGACGATTGGGCTTATGCTTTTCGTATGGTGCGCGGTACCACCGATAAGTTATCGTGCCACTCCTCCGGTACAGCGATCGACCTTAATGCGACTAAACACCCACTGGGTAAGCGCGGCACGTTTCCAGCTGAAAAGGTACCTATGATCCGGGCGCTATCTAAGAAATACGGTCTTAAGTGGGGCGGCGATTTTAAGAGCCGAGCCGATGAGATGCACTGGGAAGTAGAAATATCACCCGTCAAGGCTAAAGCCTTAATCGAGACTTTAGGTTTATAGTTAGACAAACCTTAAGGGCACTTAGGAGTAATAATGAAAGATCAACTAATAGCTGCCGCAATGTCTTATGGACGTGCAGCTCTCGCAAGCGCAGCGGCGCTTTATATGTCAGGTATTACAGATCCTAAAGTACTAGCTAATGCTTTTATCGCCGGCTTAGTAGGCCCTCTACTTAAAGCTCTACAGCCAAGCGAAAAGCAGTACGGTCTAGGCTCTAAATGATCCGGGCCCTGATAGGGGCGATGTTGGGGACGTTACTCCTATCAGGGTGCGGTTACCAAGGATGGGTAAGGTATGAGTGCCAAGAGTACGAAAACTGGGAAAAGCCTGAGTGCGTGGAGCCGCAGTGTGTGGTTACGGGAACCTGCACTGAGGACCTTATTAGGCCAAATGAATAAGGATAAGCGCCGTCTATCGCCTGAGGATATACACGCTCGCCTTATCTTTCTTATAGGTGCGGTACTGGCCTTAACCTTTTTTGTAATTACAGCTGGGGCCGTTTATGCGCTGG